GGAAAAGGAACTTACGGTAAAAAACGTGGTAGACCTTCAAAAGCTGCAAAAAAGCGCGGCAAGAAAAAAATGGGTAAAAAAGGTGGATTGACCGCCAAGCAGAAGAAGTTGCCGCCTGCATTGCGAGCTGCAATTCTCAAGAAAAAGAAGCGAGGCAAGAAATGATTGACGTACTAATTGGTTGTGTAATCGGTTGGTTTGCTCATATTGCTTGGGCCAAGTGGGGCCATAACCTTGTGGACTTGAATAAAGGAGACTAAAGTGAGAGCAAAGTTTATGGATCGTCAGTGGGTTTTACTCGGAGACGACGAAAAAGAAATTGCTCGATTTAAGAGCAGAGCCCAATTACTGAAGTATTGGGAAGAGAATCCAGATGCCAAGGCGACGGAAAGCAGTGAAGAAAAGAAGAGTTGGCTCGACAAAGAGGAAGACGACCTCGACGAGGAAGAAGAGGACAGCTAAGCCTCTTTCAGCTTCCGTTAGAAAAACTCTTGCTGCAAAGGCCAAAAAAAGTAGATATACCCTTGGCCAACTTACACGCGTATATAGAAGAGGTCAAGGTGCCTTTCTTTCCTCTGGGTCACGAGCAGGCGTAGGTATGGCAGGCTGGGCAATGGGACGCGTAAACTCATTTATTCGAGGAGGGCATTCACAAGACAATGATATTAAGCGTGGAGCCAAGAAGCGTAAGACGCGTAAAAAGCGGTAATATGGAAGTAAGTGCTATAGATGCAATTCCTACCTCATACTCAAAAGAGTATTCCACTCAAACTGTATCTAAAGTAGACGACGATAAATATAAAATAACTAATACTATTTTTACTGTCACTACTTACGATAGGAACGGAAAGTTAGATACATTTACTAACATCCGTTATTTAGATTATGTCGTATGAGAAAGAGAAGAGGCCCGCCCAAGGATAGAAAAACTAAAATCCCAAAAAAGTATCTAAGCGGCACAAAAGGCAGACGTAGATCTGAACTTGCACGCGCGATCAAAAAAATTGCAAAACTTTATAAGGAGGGCAAGACTGTGCCCCGGTCCTTAATAAAACGAAGAGTTGCTTTAGGGAAAAAGAAAAAGAAACGTGCCCGTAAGAAAAGTTAAAGGTGGATATCGTTGGGGTAAGTCTGGTAAGATTTACAAGACGAAAAAAGCCGCAGAGCGGCAAGGCAGAGCAATTTATGCTTCTGGGTACGGAAAGAAACGTGGCCGCAAGAAAAAGAAAAGGTAAGAAAAGAGACCCTCGTCTGAAGCGCGCTGGAGTATCTGGCTTTAATAAGCCAAAGCGTACTCCAAATCACCCGAAGAAGTCTCACATTGTTGTGGCAAAGGTTGGCAACAAAATTAAGACTATTCGTTTTGGACAGCAGGGGGCTAAAACTGCTGGTAAACCTAAAGCAGGCGAAAGCACACGCATGAAAAAGAAGCGTGCTTCTTTCAAGGCTCGGCATCGCAGAAACATTGCTAAAGGTAAAATGTCTGCTGCATACTGGGCAAATAAGGTAAAGTGGTAATGGCAGAAGAAGAAGTAGTCACAGCTGACAAGTCGGTTGTAGACAAAATGGATCTAAATGGTGATGGTCACATATCCCAGCGAGAGATGGAGCTAGATCTTGAGTTTAAGAGAAAAGAGTATGAAGATGCTGATGCGATGCGCGATGCCCAAAGAAATATGGCTTGGTTTGCTCTTCTTGGTATGCTGGTGTACCCTTTCGCTGTTGTTGGGGCTCAAGTTGCTGGATATGAACATGCTGCCGATGTCCTCGGAGATATGGCACCGACCTATTTTGTGGCTGTAGCTGGTTTAGTTGCTGCATTCTTTGGGGCGACTGCTTGGAGTAAAAAGTAAATGGACTTTATTTTAGACTTAGCAGTAACATTTTGGCAATGGACAATAGTAATAGCATTAATCCTTGTAGGGTTTATTGCTAGTATATTTGACGGCCAAGGAGAAGATAGAGTCGGATTTGAATACTCTGAAATGCCACATATGAAACCGATAAAAATAGAAACTGCAGACAAAGGTTTCTGGAAAGCAATTTGGATGTGGCTACTTGGAGTTCGTAAGTGGGAAATTTGTGATGACTTCTATTTCTCCCTAAATGGAGAAGAATATGTTATTCCAAAAGGTTTCCAATTTGATGGTGCATCAGTACCTAAGTTTCTTGCAATGTGGCTTTCACCCACTGGTGTCTTGCTTATGGGCGGGCTTGTTCACGATTATGGCTATAAGTACGGCACACTACTAAAAGAAGATCGTACAGTGATTGGACCAAAAGATCAGAAATGGATGGACCAGCTTTTTAGAGATATCTGCATTGAACAAAACGGATTTAAATTATTAAACTATCTTGCATACTGGGCACTTAGAGTAGCAGGATTCGTGGCATGGAACGGACATAGAAAACATGACCCAAATTGAACAAAAACAAGAAGAGGTATTAGTAACCGTTGGAATCTGGGCAAAGATAAAACATTGGTGGCGAACTCTTATTCGAGAAGAATGGGAGTTAACAGTATTCTTTCCTGGCGAAACAAGATTCTTAGAGGATGGCTCTCGAATAGAGAGCGGTGCTCCTAAAACTTACCGAGCAAAAGAAATAAAAAAGATTTCTACTACTCACATTATTTTTGTAGATCTGCTCGGTGTAAAACATGAAATTAAAGTTGTAAATCCTGTAGGCTATGACTTGAGGAAAATATACTAATGTTAGGACTAATAAAAGCAATGCCGCTTCTATTACTTGTAGGAGGAGCTGCATATGCTTATCATACTACAACTGTTAGTAAAGCGGAAGCAACCATCGCTCAGTTAGAAGCAAATAACGTAATTCTAAAAGAGAATACATCAAAGCTAGAGACAGCACTCGAGACAGAGACTGCTTCTAGAGAACAAGCAGAGAAAAACTTAAAAGTACAGCTAGAAGCTGTTGGAAAACTTACAGAGGCTAATACTGCAATGCAAGCAGAAATGGATGATTACTTATCTATTTTTAAGCGGCATGATCTTACGAAGTTAGCGAGAGTTAAGCCAGGACTTATTGAACCTCGGATCAATAATGGTACAAAAAAAGTTTTTGAAGCGATAGAAAAAGACAGTGAAGAGGTGGAAAATGCGGATAGTAACTAGTTGTTTAATGATAGCATTTTTATCTGGCTGTTCTTTTATGAAAAGTGACCCTCTGCCTACCCCCGAGCCCATCATAAAAACAGTTACAGAATATAAAACACTGGAGATCTATCAGCCTCAATTACCTAAAAAAATAGATTTGCAGGATGTAGAATTTTTTGTAGTGACAGAAAAAAATCTTGAAGAGCAAATTGCAAAAATCTCAAAAATGCAAGGCGGTACTTTTGTTATTTTTGGAATGACTCCGCAAGACTATGAAAATATGGCATATAATCTTCAAGAGCTGCGCAGATATATTCGGCAGCAAAAAGAAATAATTATTTACTATAGGGATGCTACAAAAGTAGAAGGACAGTAACAATGACGGTAGAAGTTAGCCGTGCTGATGTAATAACTGAAAAATTAGTCGATTTACAATCTGAGACAAGATTCCTCAAATTACCAGTATCTCAATATCTTGAGTTGCTCGGCGTAAGTCCTCTGCCCTCTCAGATGGCAATTATAAATGCGGTAAATAACGATAAATACCGCTTCGTTGTCGCTTCTATTTCTAGGCGACAAGGAAAAACTTATATTGCGAATATTATAGGACAGTTAGTTTCGCTTGTTCCAGGATCTAATATTCTCATAATGTCACCAAATTACTCCTTGTCTCAGATTTCTTTCGACCTACAACGTCAGCTAATTAAACATTTCGACTTAGAAGTTGCAAAAGACAATGCAAAAGATAAAGTTATTGAACTTACAAACGGCTCTACAATTCGTATGGGTTCAGTAAATCAAGTTGATTCTTGTGTTGGTCGTTCCTATGACTTAATTATATTTGATGAAGCAGCATTGGCAGATGGTGAAGATGCCTTTAATGTAGCACTTCGTCCCACACTAGACAAAGATAACTCTAAAGCTATTTTTATTTCGACGCCAAGAGGAAAGAATAATTGGTTCGCTAAATTCTATCTTAGAGGATTTTCTGATGAATTTGCAGAATGGGCATCGATTCGCGCGACTTATAGAGATAATCCGAGAATGTCTGAAACGGATATTGCGGAAGCTCGAAAAAGTATGTCCGAGGCTGAGTTTCGTCAAGAATATGAAGCCGACTTCAATACTTATGAAGGACAAATTTGGAACTTTAATCACGAAGAGTGCATCGTCAACAACGAATCTCTTGAAACTAAGTCTATGGATGTTTTTGCTGGGCTGGATGTTGGCTATCGTGACCCAACTGCTTTTTGTGTAATTGCATATGATTGGGACGAAGAAAAATATTA